AGTCGTAGTCGTATCGAGTGGTTTGTATATCTTGAATCCGCTGTTGATGACTACTTCTTTGCATAGGTCTAAGAATTCTTGGTCTGTCATATGTCCCTTTGCCTGGTTTGCTTCTGAGCATAGGATCTGGAGGTTGTTAATGGTATTGTCCCCCCCACGTGCAATCGGGATGATATGGTCGTATTGGTAGTCTTCTGGATTATTCCAGTTGAGTGGTCTTCCGGTTAATGCACAAGGGAAGTGATCTCCATATTTTGCGTGAACATCTTTATAGTTAAAGGTCATAGACTTTTGGAACTGGTGTGGTTTTTGCGAGATAGACTTTTTTATTTGTCTAGGGGACTTATGCTGATACCACGGCTTAGTGGGTGGTGATGGATCGCGTGGGTTTTGGAAGCTCCATATGCGTTTCATTAGGAGCGGTACGGGTGATTGACCTCTTAGCTTTGCTTCTCTTTGTCTTACCTTTTGTTTTTGTCCTGGTGATAGGTGGTAAGAGATTGTGGCTTTTGAGCAGGATAGATGCTGCTTGATTTTATTATATGACCACCCTTGTTTTCTGAGGGCGATTATCTTAGGTCCTAGACCCTTATTCCCCATCCTCGTCTTCTTCTAGGTGTACTACCTTTTGTGCTGAAGCTTCTGTGGGTTGTTCTTTGACTGTCTTTGATGCCCCTTTGAGTATTTCGCGTACTTGATCGGGTGACATGTCTGATTGTCCTAGGGTGACGTTTGCGGATGCGGTAATGTTTGATGGTCTTCCTGAGACGGTAAGGAACTTGTCCATTATGATGGATACTGCATAGGCTAGGTTTTGGGGAGGTATATCATCTAGCTTGGAGTGTAGGATGTTGAGTGCATCCCCTACCATGTTTGAGAGCTTGCCATTTACCTGGTTTAAGAATTCTTGTTCCGTCATGTCTAGACGGTAGCGTAGGAAGTTAGCAACTGACTGTCTGAGTTCTGGGTTTGCCTTTGTGAGTTCTCTAGCTTCTTCAGTTGCGTTTGATTGTTTGGCCGCGATCTTGGCGGCAGATTTGATTATTTTACTCTTAGTCATGTCATCAACGAATCCTCTTACGGAGTTTGGTTTTTTTCTTCTGCGGTAGAATCTTGGCATATTTTTTGTCTTTTAGTTCAATTTAGTTGACATAGCAATATAAAAGAATACGAGTGACTACAGATGGATACTGAACGAGCAAAGAAGATATTGGATGATTCCGGGGTTGAGCATTCTGATTTTGCTCAGAGGCTTGGTATTAAGGCGAATAGCTTCCGTATGAACTTGAGTATGGGACGGCTGAGCAAGAAGGCAGTTGCCATGCTCTTGGAGTTGGAAGCGGATTTTAAGGAGGACGAACCTTCTGAAGCGAGTATCGTGAAGGAGGGAATGATCCGTCAGACTTTGGAAGCACCCTTAGAGCGAATGGGCAAGGTATATATGCTTCCTAAGAACCCGTATTTAAGAAATGTTGAATTCTCGGATGGGAGTCATGGTAGATTCAAGGCACAACCTGGTAAGTTTGGATTGGGTGCTGTTGTGAAGTTGGCACATGAGAAGGGTGACATGTACCGCTTAGTGGGGAATTACGATAGGAAGGATCGGTTGTGTGGATAATCCCCAAAACGTTATCTCATTTTGTACCGGATACGGAGGGCTTGAGATTGGAATTAGACGAGCGGGCGTGGATATTAGAACAGTCTGCAATGTGGAGATCGAAACCTTCGCTCAAGCAAACCTGGTTGCGAAGATTGAAGAAGGGCGGATGGATCAATCGGTTATCTATAGCGATCTTAAAACCTTCCCTGCATCAATCTTTCGAGGAAAAATACACGGAATCACTGGAGGATATCCATGCCAACCGTTCAGTTCAGCAGGAAAGCGAAAAGGCGAAGAAGACCCAAGGCACTTGTGGCCGTACATCCGAAAGCACGTCAGGGCAATTAGACCTCTTTGGTGCTTTTTCGAGAACGTCCGAGGTCACACCTCGATGGGGTTATGGCGAGTCCTGTCCGATTTGGAAGAAGATGGTTACGAAACGGAGTGGGGATTGTTCAGCGCGGAGGAAACAGGCGCGCCTCACCAACGCATCCGATGCTTCATCCTTGCGAAACTACCCGACACCCGAAGCCCATACAGTAGAGAAGTACAGCTTACAGAAGGACGGACAGAAGAAGACGCAAAGGAGCAGGAATCTAACTGCAATGGCGATCAACGGGGAGCTAGACAACTGGGCAACCCCGCAAGCCTCCGACCACATCGAGGGAGCGAGAACTGCGAAGGAGAGCAATCAGAAGTGCTTGGGGAGAGACTTAAATCAGATGAATTGGGCAACGCCAAACACGATGGACTACATGGAGACTCGTTCAGCGGAGGGAGTGGAAAAGATAGCGAGCGGAGCGAGAAAGGGAAGGAAGCGTCCAAGCAATCTTCGGGAGCAAGTGGACAAGAAGACTTGCGACATTTACAAGGAGCAGAATTGGCCCACCCCGCGAGCCGGCAACCCCGGCAGTCGCAAGCCCGGAACCGGGGGCAAGATACTAGCGGAGGAAGCGAAGAAGAATTGGGGGACACCGCAGGCGAGGGATTGGAAGGGCGCGCAAGGGCGAGCGTACAAGGGGGGAGCGAAGGACTTGCCTGCACAGACGGAGGGAGTGCCACCACACAATGGCCCGCCCGCCCCGGAGAAGAGCAATACGAGTGGGAAGAACCACGGGTCACCGAAGCTCAATCCGAATTGGGTGGAACAATTGATGGGACTAAAAGTGGGGTGGACGCAACTGCCAACAGGGTGGATCGACTCCGACTCTTAGGAAATGGCGTTGTACCCCAAACAGCAGAACTAGCATGGAGAACTTTATGGAAACAATTAAACGACAAACACAATGATTGACCCTATAGAACCTAGCGACGATTGGATATGCGACGAAATGTGGGGTTGCGACGAAGACGAGGATGACGAAACCGATCAAGAGGAGGAGTGAAAAGTTGCTTACCCTACCCGAAGCACATGAGGCTTGGGAGCGTTTTTGGAGCAATACGAGAATACTCGGATTCACTGAGGACGAGCATGGGGACAAGCAAGCTATTCGTACTGGTATTCAACGCATCATGCCTGAGAACTACGGGAGTCTAAACTTTAAGAACAAGAAGAAATGAGCCAAGCTAGCAGACAGTGTATCCATGAATTAAAAGCTTTGTTCCACAGGTGGGAAGAGGAGAGTGATTTGGAACAGGATGATATCCTAGACTGTACTAAAGACGCTCTGAACGAGTATTACGATGAAGACGTCATTGAATTTGAAAGTGATATTGACGAGGAGGAGGAATGAATATCCATAAGCCCACGAAACAAAACACGAGTTGGCAACAAATGGTCATACGCTTGACCAAGGAACGGGATGAATTGAAAGTTGATTACATGGAACTCAGTAAGGAGAACCTAGAACTCAAGAGAAGATGTTCCGATCTTTGGCGCGAGATTACTGAGGAAAGGGCGAAGAGTTGCAAGTAATATGAAAACACCAAAATTATATCCTAAGTATTGCATACTGTATGGCATGGAAAGTTTGTTGGGGGAGTTTAGGTCAATCCCTACTCCCGTGCGGAAAAAACTAATAAAACTAATGTCGAGAATCTCGGAGAAATCTTATCGAAGGGGGGTTCACCAAGCTTTAAGTCTCAAGGTCAAAAACGATTTTCCATACGATGATATTCATAAATGGAGATATGCGAACTCGGATAAATCAGTTGGTTTAGGCATGAATGGTCTGACAGAGTCAACCAAGGGAAGATTCTTTGAGCAGAACCCTGAGCTTCACAATATTGGTATTGGCGAAGAGTGATTCGTGAAATGTCCAGAGGGATTCAACCCGATCTTTTGGAAAAGGTACGGGCGAGCAATACCAATATCAGTTGCAGTATTACCAAAGTGCGACTTGAAAAAGTTGGGGCCACCCTGCTCGAAATTAAGCCAAGAGAAGTTGGAACGGATTCGGAGGGATGGTCAGTCGGGAAAGAAGAAATCCCGGTCCAAACGCTCGAAGAAGCGATCATCGTAGGCATGGAGATCCAAGCGAGGGAATGAAGCTCACCCTTCAACCCGATGAAGTCCAAGTCTGCCAAATGGTTGGCCGAATGCGTAGTCTCATTGCCCGTGGAAACGGGGTGCGTGATGCGAAGATGGGAAGCCAGGACGGAGCGGAAGCAGATGTGATGGGCATGATGGCAGAATACGGATTTGCCAAACAGATGAATGTCTTTCCCGACTTGGGACTTACACCTAGAAGCGGATCTGCGGATGGGGTGATGCCAAGTGGTAACCGTTATGACGTCAAAGCATCCAAGCACAAAGGTGCAAGATTGCTTTCCACGCTCAAGGTAAACCCCGATGTGGATATTTACGTCCTTTGCGTGGTCGATGGATCGACCCTCGACTTCAAGGGATGGGTACATAAGGAGGAACTTATTCTTGATAAGAACAAGACCGACTTGGGACATGGGGTAGGGTATGCATTGACGCAAGATAAGCTTAGAGGATTCGAATAAACAAAACAAAGGAGGAAAGAAATGAAGGAAAAAGAATTTGATATTACAAGCGAG